GGCAACTCGGTTAGCACTATTGCCGACAAGATAGCCAAAGTATATCAACGTATTGATATGGCTCCTAAAGCCATTAAGGATACTTTGGGTCGTTACTTCCCAACTGTCGATAGAACTACTCTTGCTAAAACCCTTCTTACTGGACAAAAAGGTGTCGACGAACTTGTTGATGAACTTGAGCAGTATGAAGTCCTAGCCGCTGCAGAGCAACAAGGACTTGGAGCAATTAGCCGAGCAGGCGGAGTAACTGCAGAGCGAGCAAAAGAATATGCTCGTACTGGTGGAACTTTCACATCATTACTACCTAAGTTTGGACAAATAGCAACAGCACTACCTACAACAACAAAACTATCTCAGATTTCTAAAGTTGAAGATGTTGGTCAAGTAGGTTTAGAAAAGGCTATTATTAGTCAATCCGCAAAAGAACTTGAAAAATTACAAGAGTTGACCGAACAAGAAGAAGCAAGATTTAGAAGCAAAGCAGGACGAGCAGAACTCGGACTTGCATCACAGCGCAGAGCAAATCGCGCTTTTTAAATAGAATCCTGAGCGGACCTATCGGCCCCGCCAGAGTAACAGACCGATAGCAAGAGCCAACCCACAGTCCCCGCGTGGTAATTGAGGCTTGCGACTAACAACGAATAGAAGGGTGGTTGCTATGAGCAACAACTACTGGGAAGACGAAGAAGACGAACTAGATACCAACGATGGCCTAGATGGAAATGACTTAGTCAAAAAACTAAGGAAAGCCAAAAGGTCAGATGAGAAACGTATCAAGGAACTTTCTGAACAACTTGAGGGATTCCTCAAAGATAAGAAAGAATCAACCGTCCGTCAGGTCCTAGAAAAGAAGGGCGTAAACCTAAAGGCTGCACGTTTAATTATGAAAGACTTGGAAGAAATTAACGAAGAGACAGTTACTAACTGGCTTGGAGATAATGCCGACCTATTCGGAATTAAAATGTCAGATGCCCCCGAAATAGACAGGAACAACCTTGCTGCATTACGCAATCAAGATGTTCTTACTCAGGGAGCGGTTACTCCCGACAAAACGCAAGATGTTGAATCGCGCTTAGATAGCGCATCCTCTACCGAGGAGATTCTAAGTCTCTTGCGTTCACAACAATAATCCGTTCATAGTCAAGGAGACTAAAACTAATGTCACAATTTACATCAACCGCGAGCACATCTCTCGGTGGTACAGTTGGTGGCGCAGGTCTCGTACAGAAGGCGTATGACCGTCTTCTCGAGTTCGCTCTCCGTTCAGAACCACTACTTCGTTCTGTCGCAGATAAGCGTCCTGCCCGTCAAGCAATCCCAGGTTCAACTGTAGTGCTACAGCGCTATGTTGACTTGGATGCAAAAACTTCAACACTAACAGAGACAACTGACCCAGATGCAGTTGCTCTAACAACTCCAACATCTGTAACCATTACTCTTAACGAGTATGGTAATGCTGTCCTAGTAACCCGCGCTCTTGAGTTATTCTCACTAGCAGACGTAGACCCAGCAATTGCAAATATCATTGCATACAACCTTGCTGATTCTATCGACAAGGTTGTTTCAACAACTCTTATCGGCGGAACTAACGTAATTTATGGTGGTAGCACTGCTACAAGCACCGCAACAATTACAGCAGCCGCAACAATTGATTCAGCAGACATCCGCAAGGCTGTTGCTAAACTCCGCGCTAATAAGGCCAAGGCTCGCCGTGGTTCTTACTACTGGTGCGGTATCCACCCAGAAGTTTCCCACGACCTGCGTGCAGAGTCTGGAAACCTAGGCTGGAACTTCGCTCACATCAACTCTGACCCAGCCGTTAATAACGTATGGGCTGGAGAAATTGGCGATTACGAAGGAGCATTCTTTGTTGAGTCTTCTCGTTTGCCAAATGCTAAAGATGGCGCAGACCAGGCTACTCTTGCCACAACCGCAGTAACCGTTGCAGGTACATCAGCAGGCTTCACCTTCGGTGTTGCTTCTTCTGCTGTAATTGCAACCCGCGCTGAGGTTGGCGACAAGATTTCTGGAACTGGCATTGCATCTACTGCAAAGATTACTGCTATCTCAACTTCAGGTTCAACAACTACATTCACTGTAGATGTTGCTAACACTGCTGCAGTTACCGCTACAACAACTGTAACTGTAACTCCAGTAACACGCGTATTTGATACTATCCTCTGCGGACAGCAAGCACTTGCTGAGGCTGTTGCAGAAGAGCCACACATTGTTATCGGAAACGTAACCGATAAGTTGATGCGCTTCCGCCCAATGGGCTGGTACGGCGTACTCGGCTTTGCACGTTATCGTGAAGAAGCACTGTATCGCATTGAATCTGGTTCCTCAATCGCTGCTCTCTAGTTGATTGACTCTGAGGGGTAGGCCTAGAAATCTACCCCTTCGGGGTGAGTTCATTAGGAGGACTTATGACTGAATATATTTTTACAACCCCTGTGGTTGAAGAAGGCCCAGCAGGTCAAGCCCGCCTATTCTACTTTTATAAACTTGACAGGGGTATTACAATAGTACTAAAGCCTACGGGTGGGTACGCACAGATTCGCTACCCAGTTGATGGTGACTTGTCAGCATATCCTGCAGTATATGCAGGTGGCTATAATCACACAGTAGATGATGCTACTAAGGCAGCACTAATTGCTGGCGGTGTAGGTGTCACAGAGGATAACTTTACAGCGATATGAAACATTGGGAACATCACCCTGAGCCAGTCGAAGGATGCTTTGGCTGCAAGGGTTTGAGTATACAGATGAACACTGGTGATGCACATAGCCAAAGGTCTATGCCAACTAAAGCATTTAACAAAGAATTGGATGCCTACAAAGCGGCAAGAGCCCAAGGTATCCAGCCTGCTGGAACTTCTATGAAGAAGATTCAAGAGGCAGTTAAGGCTAGTGAGATACTGGGTAAACCGTATGACTCTAGTAAGATGGCACCAACAAAACATATAACCAAAAAATCAGCAGCAGTACTTAATCAATTAGGAGCATAAAATGCCAATGGTAAACGGAAAAGAATTTTCATACGGTAAAAAAGGTATGGCTATGGCAAAGAAAGAAGCCAAGAAGTCAGGTAAGAAAATGGTTATGAAGGCAGGCAAGAAGGCTGCAGCCAAGAAGATGGCTATGAAGAAGATGGGCAAGAAGAAGTAATGAAAGCAAAAAAAGGAATGGGCTTCAAGGCAGCACAAAAATCAATAGCCAAGAAGCAAGGTGTGTCGATGGAGAGTGCTGGTGCAATCCTCGCATCTGGAGCCCGCAAAGCCTCACCAGCAGCCAAGAAGAAAAACCCCAACCTGAAAAAGGTTAAAGGCGTTACGAAAAAAGGCAAGAAGTAGTAGTCAATCTAACTATAGAAAGTAAAACAATGAACGAGCAAGAATACGAGAATAAAAAATCGTGGCTTATAGACACGGCAGAAACGCCTAAAGATAAAAAGAATCTTCCAAAAGAGTTGGCTGCCCTTAAGAAACTTTATAAGGCTAGCAGAAAAGCAGGCGGAATAGATAACCCTAACGCTAAGTCTCACGTTGCTGAACTCTATAGAAACACAAGGTCAATCAAATATAAGCCGAACACCAAACTTGGTGGACGTGAGATGGACCCTACAAAGATTCCAGGTTTTAAATTTGGAGGAGGAACAGAGTAATGCCAACAAGAATAGGTAATTTATCTAAACAATTTGATGGTATGCCAGGACGAATTCCTAAGCAACCTACTCCCTCGCCTTCTCCAACGCCAACGCGGAAAAGATTACCAGACAAACCAAAAAAAATAAAAGGCGGCGTTAACCCTAGCGGTTACACTACTTCCATAGGTGCTAGTGGAATGTCCTTTGACCACAAGATGAGTTAACAAAAGAAAGGTAAGTAAATGGAAAAGAAAGTAAAACGAGGTAAGGCTTACACAAAGTCTGGTGTAAAAACAATTAGTGGTAGTGCAGATACAACTGCTGTGCCGTTATCACCAACCCTAAGACCTAATAGCCGAGGCTTCGCTAAGATGCGTAATGATTTTGAAGACCAATCAGGTGTCGGACCAGTTTATCGCTGGACATCTGGCAGATTTTCTCGATAGCAATGGCTGACTCAAGGTTAAAGCGAGCAGGTGTAGCAGGTTTTAATAAACCTAAGCGCACCCCTAGCCACCCTAAGAAGTCACATATAGTGGTGGCTAAAGAAGGCAGTAAAGTAAAGACTATCCGCTTCGGCGAACAAGGCGCTAAGACTGCAGGCAAACCTAAGGCTGGAGAGTCTGAAAGAATGAAGAACAAGCGTGCATCTTTCAAAGCACGCCATAGTAAGAACATCGCTAAAGGAAAGATGTCTGCCGCTTACTGGGCAGATAAGGTGAAGTGGTGAAGAAGGCAAAGCCTAAGGCTAAATCTAAAGTCAATGAGGCTGGTAACTACACCAAACCTGGTATGCGTAAAGCACTATTCAATAAAATTAAAGCAGGCTCCAAGGGTGGAGACCCAGGAGAATGGTCTGCTCGTAAGGCACAGTTACTTGCTGTGCAATACAAGAAGGCAGGCGGAGGATACAAATAGTGGCACTGGCTAAATCACAGAAGTCTTTAAAGAGTTGGACTAAGCAGAAGTGGAAAACTTCTGATGGCAAACCTTCTAAGGGTAAGAAAAGATATCTACCTGAAGCAGCGTGGGCTAATCTAACTCCTGCTGAGAAGGCTGCTACTAATAGAGCAAAAGCCCAAGGTAATAAAAAGGGCAAACAATTTGTTAAACAACCAAAATCGATAGCAAAGA